TATAGTTTGCCTAAGTATAGCCTTGAATTGTGTTTAGATTGTTTCAGTTTTAAGTATAACCACACAATAAAATCAGCTATAGCGAATATTATTAGAAAAGAGAAAAGCATAACAGTAAGGATTAGATAGTTATCTTGCATGGTGTAGAGACTCCAGTACAGCTGAGTTTAACTTCTTAGGGGTAAATATTAAGGCTTCAATTTGTTTCATCTTAGCGATAATCAAGTGATACTTAAGTTCGGTTAACTGTGTGTTAGTCATGATTAGCCCTTCAGCTTCAATAATAGATTTAAATGTATGGCAGTCTCAGCTAGTTCAGTACGACCATAGAAACAGTTATCACACATACAACTAGCAATCCTTCCAGACCTTATTCCTAACTCATGAGCTGCTATAACATCTAAATCCCCTACACTTTCAGGGTTCCTAATATCGTAGTAACAAAGGCTTTTAGTTAGGTCTAATACATTCATTCGCTTACACATAAGACACCTCACGTTGACCTGAGTAACTGCGGACAATCTCAGCGATTTCATGGGGTTCTAATAGATTATCGCTAGGGTCAAACATAGCTGAGTTCACTACAGCATCACGTTTGAAACCTTGGTTACTCATATCAGCAATCATTTTAGAGTTACGGTCAATCTTATCTTGTAGGGCTGTAACAGTGAAGGCTGTAAAGCGTACCCCTTGTAACGTAGCGATAAACTTGGGAGCACTCTCCGGTGTAGCCTTAAGTGATTGCTTGATTAGAAAACCTTTATAGAATACTAACATTTTAAATCTCCATTTAGTTAATGTATTGGGTAAGAAACAATCCCCAAATAGGAACCTTTAAGGTAAATTAAGATTCCTATTAAGTGAGTGATTCAGGTGTTGCTATTGTTACCAGTAAGTAAAATCAAAGCGATTTCTAAAGGGTAACCAAGCGATTTAATGTGCTTTGCAGTTGCATAGGTTCCGCACATGGTTTGGAGGTGCCTGAAGTGTCTTAAGGTTCTCATGATTAACCTACTTTCACATTCTTAAGAAACTGTTTAGCTGTGGTTAAATTACTAAAGATAAAGTTATCAAAATCACCATTAAAAGACTCATAACTGATTGCATACTCTCCGGTAAAGGTTTTTCTAATGTGCTTGTCTATGTTTCTAATACGGATTAATTCATAACTTAAAATATCTATATTCATGCTATATCTCCGGTTAAATTATTGGGATAGTCCCCAAGTATCTACTAGAAAACTAATAGATACTAAGTGATTATCTCTTTTAGGGAACTAAATATATAAACCTTCAAACATATCTCTTTTATTCTTAAACCCTGAATCAATGAATTGAATATTAGTTGGTTTAATCTCTAATTTAGCTAACAAGGCTTTAGTTTCCTGTTCCCATTGATTACCATAACCATATTGAAATGGAATATTAATAGAATGTTTACCTAAGTTTATATTTACGCTGAAGTATGAATTACCATTAACACCATCCCACCACCTTCGACCCGTTGCATACACTGTTTCATTGTTATATTCATCTTTAATCAATTCTAAACAATGTTCGATAGTCTCTTTTTTGATTAACTCACTAGCTTGTTTAATATCTGATAAGGTAAATTTACCACCGGATAAGCGTTGTTTCTTAGCTTCAAACTGTGTCATCTCTTTAAAATTAAATGTTGGGTTAACACCTACCAAAGCAGCAAAGCCGCAATTCTTTCTAGTGTTATAAATATCCCCATCATTAAGAACAGTTAGCACTAAATTGTTAGCCGCTAAAGTGGTGGCGCCTGTTTCAAATACATGGTTGTTTGAAGTGTTCATGGTGTTAATCTCCTGATAGTTAAGAGCGCAGCTCGCTCCGCTTGCGTTAATGTTACTTAATGGTTACTAATGACTTGTTACTGTTGCTTCGTGTTACTGAGACTCCACAATATAGACTTAGTTACTACGTGTCAACTGTTATTTTAAAGAAACTTAAATATATTTATAGATACTCATAGTATATCTGAAGGTAATCACTAGAATAACCTGGAGGCAATCTCACAGTAAACCACAAGATGTTGTGTTTTATCTCTAAGACAACCACAAGATGTAGTGTTTTAAGAGTAACTAGAGAAAACTGCGAGGCTACGAGCTACGCTCTTAACAGATAGAGCTTAGGTGTATATATAAGTAAAACTTATTGATAACTGGAGATACTTAAGGTTTACTTATATAAGGTATCGTAATGATTTCTCTAGGGGTTACATAAGTAAATCTTATAGATAACTGAGGATACATAAGATTTACTTATATAAAAAAAATAGTGCAATAAGCATATAAAACATTTAAGAGTATACCGACCTGTATACACCTACGTTTCATTGCCTATTACACTATGTATGTTGCTGCTATTACTACTGATAACCTTATCAAGAGTTATCTTATCTCTTTAGACCCCTTAAGAATCAAGAGGTTACACACCTGTTTGTCTTGGGTGTGTCTTAAATTGCATATATTGAGTTCAGTTCTCGCATATTGCCATAGTCGAAAGCACATGATAATGACCACGCACAGACAGACTGAAGTACCCCGGAGGGGGGAACGGTTAACGTAGAGCGTAGAGTAACCTACTCATATTTTTATTACTAAATTATTTAGCCCTCAGAGGAATCTTAGAGATATCTTAGAGATACCCTAGGAGCTACTCACGATTGATTATAAGACCATTATCGTTAATCTGAGTGTTACGCCCTTCAGAGTTCTTATAAGTGCCTTGATAGCCTCTATAGGAGGACTGAGGGGTATCGTAGGGATTAGTGTTACGATTGTATGATTTGTATCCATCACCATTAAGGGTATTGGACTTAGGTTCATTGCTATAGTAGCTATTGTAATCCTTACGAGAATTGTCCCGAGCTAATGCTGAGGCTGAGGTAAGGAGTACTAATAGACCTGCTAAGATTATATTATTCATATTATTGTTATATATACTGTGTGGGAAGGAATCTTTAGAATACTACGATACCTTAAGTAATGCTATAGCTATCTACTGTACTAAAGAATCTAGTAGTTAACTTATAGTTATCTTAAGAGGAATCTTATAGAGTATATCTATAGTGTGAATCTTTCGGAATTCCTAAGATGTACACTTCGCTCTGTAAGTCATTGATTTATTTTGTAAGGTACTGATATTACTAAGGAAACTGAAAGGCTCCTAAAGAGTCTTTTGAACCCTTCAGAAGCCTTAAGATTCTCTAGGTTTCTACCCAAGAATCCCCTACTATTCCTTCATGCCCTGCCATATCCATAAACTCATTTAGAGCTAATCTACGGAGTTCATTCAGGTGTTCTACATGAACATCATCTTGATTCTTTCTTAAAGATTCCTGCCAGTAAGCTACTGCTCCTGCTAAAGCATCTAACCTATCGTCATGTACTAAGGCTCCTCTATCTCTAGTGATACGGGATAGTTGGTAGAATAGTGAGTAACGAGGGTCTTCCACCTTTAAGTCATCTTCAATTACACTACGAGATACTACAAGTCTATGCTGAGATAACACTGGTTCCAGCACATCAATGATACGTTTCTCTTTCTGAGTGTTTGTACGATTCTTCTCAGGGTTGATAGTTACTGGATAAATACTAACCATTACTGCTTCCAGTAAAGTCTTAAACATACCATCACCAAAGTTATCTTCAATATCTATGAAGTTAATCTTATGTGCCTTAGCGATAGTCGCTAGAGCCTTAAGGGTTGTCTCAGAGTAACCATCCTTGAAACCACCAGCTGCGAGTAAGTAAAGAACACCATTAAGCTGTTTAACAACTACATAGCCTGTCTCATCCTTACCTCTACCTGAAGGGTCAATGAACATCATAGCACCTTGATAGTCAGTCCACTCAGGAGAGACCCACATAGGTTTATACCACTTGTCACCTTGGAGACCTATAGACTCTAAAGGCAATAGCTGGTCTCTACCTGAAGCCCAAGAGACTTTCACAGGGGCTACTTCAGAATGGATATCCAATACAATGAAGTCAGATAACTTAAGAGGAAACTTATCTACATCACTAAGGGTAGTATCCAGCATGAACTGTAATGCAAAGCCAGCCTTACCATAAGAAGCTTCACGTTCTACTAAGTCTAGGTCAGTAAATCGTAAGGGGTCTGTAGGTTCTCCACGACCGCCACAAGCTAAACTTAAGTTAGGGTTAGCCTTAAGAGCCTTAAGCATGAAGTCAGCTAAGTGACCAGCATACTTCTCAGGATTCTTAGGATATCTAGCAGTCCAAATACGTAACTCATAGCCCCTCTCAGGGAGTGCCTTATAGATAGACATTTCTGACTGAGGTGTACCTAGGTAAGTAATCTCACCACCCGGTAAGATAATCGCATCGAACTCTTTAATAATATTCAGTAGGCTATCTCTAGCAGTTTGTGTCACTGAGTTATTAAGAGACTCAATGTCATCTGCAATGATACGGGAAGCTCGGGAGCCTGTAAGTTGACCAGTGATACCTACGGATTTAACTGAGGGTGCATGAGCTGGTTTGGCAGGAGCAACATCAAATGCAATGTTAGAATCACGCTGACCATCTTTAGCTTTAAGGTGTGACAGAAATAAGACATCATTGATAAGCCTTTTAGTAAAGATACTGAAATCGTCTGAACGAGTCTTACTAGCGGAGACCACTAGAATCTTCTCATCAGGATTGTTTAATAATAACCAGCAGCAATAAGCTGAAGTAATCCAGCTCTTACCGATTCCTCGGAAGGCTTGAATCATCCTACGTTTAGGAGCGTGTTGCAGATAGTAAGCAATATCGTACTGAACTGGTGTCGGGTCAGGTAACCCTAGGTGTTTCCAAATTACATATAGGAACTTACGGAAGTCCTTTTTAATCTCGACCAGCTGTTGAGCTGTAAGATTTTCTGAAAGTAATGCTGACAAGAATTGTTCCTTAGAGGAGAGTATGAACTCATGGGAAGCTCTAGGAGGAACGTTAAGGTACTAGGCAATACAAAGATATACCTAGAGATACTTAACGACTCCTAGAGGGTCTTACGGGTGTTACAGGGGTATGACTAGAGTTTACCGAGGGCTGTAGCGATATCTAAAGGTTCGTGAAGGTTACCAGCGATACTAATAGACTTGTTACCGTTTACAGTCTTCAGGTCATGTGTACCAGCTGGAGCTACTGTCTTATCTGAAGGGTACAATACGCTACCTGAGATAGAGACCCTACGTTTACCATTTAATACTGAGTACGTGAGTGTTGGAAGTGCCATGAGGATTCCTTTATTAATTTACTGTGTGGGTAGTTTCTTGAGTGAAATCAGGAAGACCTGAAACGATATCCTTAGAGTCATCTGAGGGAATCTTCAAGAGAGGGTTGTCAATCTTATTATCTTTCAGGAACTGTCTGATTACATTTAAGTGAGCCGGGGTAGGAGGTATGAGCCAAGGGGAACCATCCTCTTTAAGGACAGCCTTACCATCATCGTTTAACAAGGGAGTACCCTGTAGAACTAACTTACACCAACCAGCCATAGCACCGTGAATCTCACTTAGTTCCTGCTCTGTTGCTTTATCTTTTATTGCCATAGTTAAATGTTTAGTCCTGCATCAAGTTTACCAAAAGGATTAAGACCTATAGTTTCCCTACCTACGCCTGTACCGGACTCTGAACGAATCGCTAAGTTACTGGAGACTAGCTGAGTACCCGGAGCGTTACCTTCAGATTGTCTCTGAGCTAACGCTAAGTTGTCTTCAGCTAACCTAGGGGATTTGTAAGATGACTCAAAGTATTTATTCCATCCTTCCGGGTCAGCATTGAAAGACTCAATCATCATAGGCTTCTGAACATAGGCAGATTCTTCAGGTAACTGAAAGGCACTTAGAGTAGCTAGACCTTTCTGAGCGTCTCCTATAGGGTCTACCAGTCCTCCCATAGACATATAAGGAGATGTAGGTGCAAACCCGTAAGAGTTCTCTTTTATCTGAGATTGATATAGATTTGTAGCTTGGTTAATCATTGCTTTCATATTGGCATAGGTATCATTTCCATAATACTTACCACTATATGAATCCTTAACTAAATCCAACCTAAGATTACTAACAGTGTTAGCCATACTAGGACTAGGATTACGATAATCAAGGATATTCAATAACTCTGCACTTTGAGTTGCCATTAGTTACCTCCAGTAATCCTCTGTACAATACGCTCTAAAGCACTCGTACCTAAACTAGCAATCACAGCAGCTAAACCTAACTGAGCAGCAAAGGAAGCCTCAGGTATAAAGCTTATAATTGCAGCAGCAGCCATGCCTAAAGCACCACTACAGATAGCCCTACCGACTATAATACGAGGTGTAAGAACATCTTTGGATAACAGGAGTTGTCCTAAGCCTACTAGGGAGCCTAGCAAAGCCAGCCACAGTACGCCTTTAGTTGCTTCATCATTAATCATGTAATACCTTCATCTTTCTCTATGTTGTTAATACAGTGGTCTTTCTCTCTGAATACAACATCTAAAACCTTACAGAGAAAACAAGGGATTACTCCCCTGTCTTTCAGAATGTTTTTACCCATACGAGAACTTAAAGTTTCATCCGGGTCACCGCCTAGTAAGGTATTGAGACCTTGGTCTAACCAAATGAGAACATTCCATACATACTGTCTTACCATGTGATAGCTCTTACAGCCTCGATTGTCTCAGCGGTATCTATGAGACTCTTAAGATACTTAGCCTTACCATGAAGAACCAGCCCATTAATAGCTAAGGCTTTCGGCATCTCAAGGGTTTGCTGTCCATCTAGTGTAAGGATAGTGTTATCTTTACAAGTCCAATCAATACTAAAAGGCTGTGAAGCTGTCACAGATAACTGAGCTGTCATAGCTGCCATTGTTATCCGTAGGGCAGACCGCTCATCTGAGTCAAGAATCTTACCTAGATATTCAAAACCATCAGCCTCCTGCATATCCCTAGCAGAATTAATTAGAGCCTTTTGAGCTACCCTAGATTCCTCTAGGGTTTCAGGGGGAGCTACTGGAGGTGTTAAGTTATGCCATGCTTGAATAACACTTGAGTAATTATCAATATCAGTCATAGGAGTATTGGGAGCATTAAAATACTCTACGTGTCCTTCAGATTCTTCCCATTGAACTGCGGATACTGAAGGGTCTAGGGAGGTTAATTCAACCTTCCTGAATTCCCCATTAATACCCACTGAGCTATCTTTACGAATGATTGTTAAGCGCATATACTTCTTGTTCCTTTACTAAACTTAATGGAGACTTAGAGGCTTGTAACAAAGCATGGGTTAACTGCGCTCCAGTGGTTACACTCTCGTTACGCATACTCTCCACAGCAGCTCCTGTCTCTCGGTTTACCTTACTATTCTCAATGAGTAGGACAGGCATCCAAGCAATCGCACAGTCTCCTGTATTAAGGGTTTCCCCTGTCTGAGGATTAGCACCCATAACTGTCACCCAAAACCTACATTTAACTAACTCATTATTACGGATAGCGCCATCCTCTACACAGGGTTCACCTCCCATCATCGGACAGATTATTTTTGCGTCTTTAGCCATTAGTCTTTACTCGCAATAATGAAATCGTTATATTTAATACCATGTGTCAAGGTATGGGTGTGTGAACCGCCACCGCCTTCATTACCTAAAATCCCAGTACGTGCTGTTTGAACATTGATCCCATAAAGGGCGGCAGTCTCACTGAATACCCTCCCAGCGCTATAGGAAGCGCCGCTAGTATTTGTTGTTGTGAGGGTATGCGTATGGCTTGGTATTTGTGCTGTTGATAACGTTGTTGCACCAACCGAAGTCTGTTCATTAAACGTGCTGAAAGCTGTTGAACCACCTGAACCTACGGTAGCTGTAACAATACGCATAATGCTGTCATTCAAAGCAGCTGTGGTGACCTTAGTCCACCCTGTAGGAGCTGAAGTCTGATTGAAAGGCATACGAGTACCAGGAGGAAAAGCCGGGGATACATTGGCAGAAATCGCCTGTTTCACACGGAGAGAGGAAAGGTACTTAACATTCTCTACACCAGCCTCAGCCTCAGCTTGAGTAGCTAAAGTATATGAACCAGCCACAAGAGCAGCAGCGGCAGCACTATCAGCAGCATTAACAGCTGAAGTATTAGCCTCACCAGCTTTAGTTACCGCTGTGTTAGCTGAAGTATTAGCCTCACCAGCTTTAGTAGTGGCAATACCAGCTTGTGTAGTAGCTAAAGTAAGAGCTGAATCAGCCTCACCAGCTTTAACAGTAGCTGTAGAAGCACTATCAGCAGCATTAACAGCTGAAGTATTAGCCTCACCAGCTTTAGTAGTGGCAATTCCAGCCTGTGTAGTAGCTTCACTAGACTTAGTAGTAGCAATTCCAGCTTGAGTAGTGGCAATTCCAGCCTGTGTAGTAGCTGTAGAAGCACTAGCAGCAGCATTTACAGCTGAAGTATTAGCATTGGAAGCTGAAGAAGCTGCTTGATTAACACTTGTGGTAACTGCGGATTCACTCCAAGATTTAGTAGCAACATCTTGAGGGTCTACCGGGTTAACTACATTCTTAATCCGTAAGGTGTCCCCATCCCAAGTGTTATCTAGGGTGTCTTTCTGTAGGGTATCTGAGAGATTATCCCTAGATTCCTCAGCTACATATAAAGACTGTACTGTAGAGGTATCTAAAAGATTCTCTGTTAGTGTCGAACCATCTACAAAGTCCACTAAAGGAGCTGTAGGTGACACACGTTTAATAAATACTATAGCCCCATTAGCAGGAACTGTAGTTGTAGTGATTGAAGCGGAGGTTGTCCATGTAAAGGAGATATCTTCCACACCATCTACGAAGACTTTAACATGTGCCTTAGATAAGTAAGGGAAGCTAACTGAAAAGAGACTGTTAACCCCATCACCTAGATAGGAAGCATTAGTAAGTGCCATTGGATTCCTTAAGATAAATTGAGAGATTCCCCTAGGGATTACCTAGAGGAAGTTGTTACGAAGGTACTATTACTTTAATTCAATACCTAATTGACTCTTAACAAAAGCTTCATCACGTTCATCAATGAACTCTTGTCTACTCTTACCAATATCCCCAAATAACTTCTGTGCTTGAGAATATTGTTTAGTACCAACCTTAGAAGCTAGGGGAGTAATACGCTTATAGTCGTATAACTGATACTCCTCAGCATAAGGTCTCGGTAAGCCCTTAGAGAACATCAATGAGTCATACTGGAGAGCTTTCTTAGCGAAGTCTTTATGTTTGTTATAGATAGCTGACAGAGCATTACTACGGGCTTCATCAGTATTCCTAGGGTCTTGGTAGTCCTTAGATTGAATCACAGCGTCTAACTTATCAGCTAAGTCACGACCTTGAGGGTCTTTAAGGTTCTTCACAAACTGCATGAAGTTCCATTTCTCAACACCATCCAACTTAACACCTTCAAGTTGTCTAGTGACACCTCCTAGGATTACTTCATTAGGAGACTGTAGTTGTAACCTACGTAGTTCGTTCATCACTGGATGGTCTACAGGAGTAGTTACTGTCACAGGATTAGTACCGAACACATCTAACTGTTTAGTCTTAGTAGGATTACCTAATAAGTCAGGTACTGGAGGTAAACTACGAGATAACCCGGGGATTTTACTTTGGATTTCTTCCAGCCAATCACTAGCTTCTCTGAGGAAAGGGTCTAAATCACTTTGTTTATTTACCCATTTAAGAGAGTTACCAGCTGGTAGTGTGTTACCTAAAGCTTTCTGAATGTAATTACCTTCAGTATCCTTTTGGATTGCCTCAAGAGCCTGTGACATACCCTGCGCCCATGACTTACTTAGGGCTAACTTCGCACCTACACTGATAGGCACAGCCATAATCGTTAAGATTCCATCCTCTAGGTCTTCCGGTGACATTTCATCACCATTAGCTTCCACATAAGCCTGTACAGTTTCGTGTACTGAAGCTGAGAACATGAGGAATGAGAGTGGGTTACCATCTAACCTACCGATAGATAACTGTTGACCTGTTACTTTATCTACAAAAGCCTGTTGTTCTACTCCTAACTGAGTAATATTCCTACGAGCAGCAAAGTTATCAGTCATTTGAGCTTTAAAGTAACCACCTGAAGCTAACCCTAGTCCAGCTGTAAGATACATAGTACCTAAACCTATCTGTGCTTCAGCTAAATCAGCTCTAGCACCACCAGCTGTTAGCTCAGTAATCATGTGTGAACTGAAACCAGCTAAACCGGGTGTTCTACGAGTCTGATACTTGATTAAGTTGATAGGTGTCTTAACGAATGGAGCCACAATGTAAGAGCCGGGAATCATACGGAGACCTTCAAGCATCTTTTGACCACCTTCACCTAATGCTTCAGTGAATGTAGAGACCTCAGCGAACTTCTGTGAGGACATAGAGATACCATGATAGGGTTCACCTACTTTAGACTTAGAAGCCCCGAGTTCAATCTCACGAATCTTAGCGAGATACTCGGGAGTACCAGCTTTAAGTCCTATCTTCTGTGCTTCTCGTTGAGCTAGTGCAGCTATTTCAGCACGATACAACATACCCTTGAAGAATTCATCAGAAGCCATTAGAGACCTAGTACCACCGGGGATACTACGGAGGACTGTACCAGCTAAATCAATACCCTTACCTAGCTTCATCATTAGAGGTGCATCACCATCTTTAATACCGAAGGTAGCACCGCTGAAGGCTGTCGTATGATTAGTCTCTAGGAATTTATTCTCAGTACCGAGTACCGGAGCATTAGTTTTCCATGCTTGAGAGAATGCACTGACACCTTCTGTGATTCCCTTAACGAGTCCTAAGGCATAGTTATTAGCTTCTCTAAATGTAAGCTCACCACTTCCACCTATTTGACTCTTAGTAGCACCCCAATAACGCTCTACGACTGTACCACCGATAGACAGTGAGTTAGCCATAGCGTTAACCATAAAGGTAGGGGGAGAGAATAAGGCATTGATATACACCTCTGTTACAGCATCTCTCCAGTTAGGTAATGAAGCAGCTTTAGCCATACGTGCTACACCACTAGAATCAGGCATATCACCAATCATCTGAGCCATTAAATCCCAATTAGATTGTCCTTGCATACCGATAGCTGATTGTGATTTAGCTAAGATACTAGAAGCAATATCACCACCTGTGGTAGGTCTTTGCATAGCCTTCATAGCTCTAGCTATCTCAGACTTATTACCTGTAACCATAGCATCAATCACTGCGAGTTTCTTAAAGGAATCCTTGAATTCAGACATAGTTACTTCTGAAGGAGAAGCCTTAGCGATATTGGCTAGTTCTCTAACCTTATATGCTACAGCAGTACGAGTTTCTTCTGCCTTAATAACGAAAGAGTCTAAGCCTTGAACTCTAGCAGCTGCTTCAGGAATTGCATCAGCACCTAAACGACCAGCGTTACGAGCAGCTTGAGACCAACCTCTAGTGTACTTATCAAGAGCGTTCTCTTTCACAAGAGCAAAGCCCTCAATCATATCCCGGATACCTTCTTCAGTATTCAGGTACTTAAGGTTTACAAAGCCTGAAGCCTTCTCAGCTGCCCCCTCGTAGTTACCATCGAGATAAGCATTAGCAAAGTCTTTCTCTGTCTGTTCATCCATTACTCGGAGAGGAGCTTCCTTAAGAGTAAACCTAGGTTTCTCTATAGATGAATCTAAGGACACATCTACCTTAGCTCCTGTAGCCGGGTCAGTCATATAAGCAGCTGTGGTTTGACTAGGAGGAACCATACCCTGTTCTTCAGCGTAGACAACCTTAGTCTTCTTATAGGCTCCTATGAGAGCTACGAAGGGTTCTAATACCTTACCTACTACATAGCCTTCAGCTGTCTGTTTTAATCTACCCAATAACTCTGAGTCATCATCACTAGCTGCTAGGTATTGTGTCAGAGCATTATCAAAGCCCGGAATACCTGAGTCTTTCGCTAAGTTAGACAAACGTTTCTCATAGGGATTGAACACTGATAAGTCAGCTACAGCACCAGCAGCACCGATACCTACACCTGTCTTAGCAGTCATAGCAATCTTACCTACACTAGCGATACCTTGGATACCTCGGACAGCCTTAAGAGCCGGTACGAAACCTGTCATGAACTGAGCTACAGTCTTAGTGATATTACCAGCGGTACTAGCAGGAACCTTAAGTCCTACAGCCCCTAGCATCTCACCATCAACCCTAGGAGAATACTCATTGGCTAACTTAGTGAAATACTCAGGGTCTTTCTGCCATACATCAGGAGCTAAAAAGTCAGCTACGTTAGCTAGGGTATGATTAATTTCTGTACCAGCATTGATAACACCATTAGCGATACCATAGCCAATATCAGCAGCATAACCCCCTACCCCTTCCACACCATCATCTTCACCAGCTGCTAGAGGAGGTGTGTCATCTTCAGGTTCACTAGCTTCTAAAGCTTCAATACGTACTCTAAAGGCTTCAGGACTTAGAGGAGCCTGTTGGTTAAGGTACTCTGAACTGATATTGTCATCGTAAGTAACATCAGGATTACCAGTGTTAACCTCAGCACCTCCTACGATTGCTGTAGGGATAGCCTGAGGAATAGCTACTGGATTACCTTCATCATCTAAAGAACCATCATCAGGCAGCCTCGGGGAAGTTACACTGATTGGTTCTACAACTAACTTTTCATCTGCCATATTTATTTAGTTACTTTCTCTGTTTGTTTAAGCTTCTTCTTAGCTTTAATAGCTTTCTCTGCTTCAACTTGGAGACCCCTTAAGTCTTTCTCAGGGATGCCCTTAGGCACAAAGCCTTGAGAGTAATCTGATTGAAACTCTAAGGGATTGGCTTTGTAGTAGGAAACTGGATTAGCTTTCTTTTGAGCCACAGCATCTAACTTACTGGAAGCTGTCTTTCTTTCTTCACTGTACATACCAGCTTCTTTCAGGAGAGTAATCCCCATCTTAGAACCTTCAGCAGCAGCACTCCTAACATCTGTACCGGAATCTATAAGACCTTCTACGTGTTCTAGTACTCGGGCTTCTACAGCTAAAGCATTCTGTCTAGCTTCCTCACTATCTTTAGAGAGGTTGTAAGGATTGTATCCAGCAGCAGCTTTAATCGTTTTACTCATCTCTTTAATGAAAGGACTAGCAGTGATAGGCTTCTCACCTTTAGAGCTACGGGTAGCCTCACGGTTAGCAGCAGCGTCTTTAGCATTCATAAGTTTCTCAAAGCCACTCTGAGAGATATCTCCCCGTTTAACTGCAATAGCAATCTGAGAGGTAGAAGGATTACCTAATCGTAGAGTGTTATAGTTCTGAGCTTGATAAGCTGTTTCTTCCTTCTTATCAACACCACTAGCGGTAGTCCTCAGTAGATTGATAGTTGAATCTGATAGTGGAATACCTTGCTCAGATAACTGTTGAGCCTCAGCGATTAAGTCAGTAAGTTTAGCTGAACGAACTGTAGGGTCTTCAAAGTTATTAATATCAATAAGCTTGAATAAGATTCCTCGTTGAGTTACCTCAGCAGCATCCTTAAGAGCCTTCTCCTCTAATGTACGTTGTTCTGTACGAGCAGCTTTATTACTAGCTTCGATAGCTTTAACTTGATTGTCTACTATAGTTTTCCACTTAGGAATCTCATAGAGACCCGGAGTACCATCAATGTGAGGTTCTTTAAAGATATCAAATAAAGAAGTATCTCCAGTATCCTGAGCAGTCTGTAAGACAGCATTGAAAGCTATCTCATCTAACTGTGTATTAGTTTTACCGGGGAAGGTTTCTTTAAGATTGAACCTACGAGCTTGGTAGTCTCTAGTGGTGTAGTCCTGTCCTGAAGCCATAACATCATTGATATCATGTGCGAACATACGGACTAACTCGGTGTTGTTACGTGTCTCCTGCAAGTCAGCTTTAAAGGCTCCTTGCAGTTCACGTACCTTACCCATAGTTTTACCAGCTAGGGCTGTGAAGTTAGCTTTATATGTTTCAGACTTATCAGTGAACGGATGGGATTCCCATTGTTGCTTAAGGAACTCCTCTACATTACCGTTCTCTTTATCAAAGTTCTGTTCATATTCCTGAGTCATCCGCAGTTGCCAATCAGTCCAATCATTCACTGACTTAACCTTGTCATATCCATACTGCTCCATCTCACCCTCAGGAATAGCACCTGAATGAGCTTTGATAGTTCCAGCATTAATCTGAGCTGTATATTCCTCAGTCTTCTTATCTACAGCCCAACTCATTAGCTCAGGCTTAACCTTGCCTAAGGCTTCAGCAAGCTTATTGATATTAGAAGACTCAGCTGCTACTGGAATATAAAGAGGGTCGGCAGTAACTCGCTGTCTACGACCCATACCTGTTTGGTATTTACTGGTATCCTCAATGGTATTAATAACTTCTCGTTGACCATTGTTAAACTGTTGCGCTCTAGCCATAGTTATACCTTAGCCTTAGCAGCTGCCTTAGCTCTCTGAGTTCCTGTATATACATCACCAGCAATTTGAAGACCTGTTCCTATTAATGTAGGTGCATTATCAAAAGCTTTCTGATTCCCTGCCTGAGCCTGTCCTTGAGCTTGCTTACCTTCCCATGTAGTCTGTCTGATAGCATTCTGTTTATTCTTTTCCATAGAAGCCATATCAGTACCTTCCTGCATGAATGAATCACCTAAGATACGGTCTGAAGATAATCCTAAAGCACCGGACTCTCCAGCAATGGTAGCCATTTGTGCTCTCTCTAAGAGACCCTGCTTGTTTCTCTCAGATTGGTCTACAGCAGCTTGGTCATTAATCTGTCCTTGCTTCTCATTGATTTGTTGATACTGTAACTTCGCTGCATTGTTATTAGCAGTAGCAGCATTATTAGCTTGCTGTTGACCACCTAGGTAAGTCATACCAGCTGAAGCTACAGCGATTGCCGTTAATGGGTCACACATTATTTATTCCTTACGAATGTAAAAGGATGGAAGTCCACCCCATTTATCGTGTGGGTGTATGACTTATTGAGGTTGAAGCCCATCCATGTTAACCACCTATGAGCTTTGATATTCGTTACTGCCACATAATTAAAGCAATACTCAAAGTCTTCTGTGAGTTGACTTACGTAGCCCTTACATTGTCTTATGAACTTCCTACAGCTTCTCTCAAATAAGAGGTCTGAAGTAAGTAACCAAGGGATTCCCCCTAGAGGACTCTCACGGACTCCAAAGACAGCTATACAACCTACCCCCTCCTCCATTACAGAGAAGGTCTTGTAGGACACTACAGCACTCTCTAGGAGGCTATCTGATAGACTGTCATTAGGTCTAATCGCTAAGATTTCTTTAATATCTTCTGAGCGTAACCTAGTAGCTAATCCCTCACAATCCTCTCTAGTTATTCCTTCTTTAACATAAGCCATTACAGGTGTTTAGAAGGGGCTGTTAAGATACCTTCCCACTCAGCAGCTTGTATTGTGCTAGGTAAGATAGTGTCATTAATTATAGTGATTGTAGATTTCTGAGAGTCTCCCATTACAGGGAACCTAAACTTACCAGTACCGATAGCACTATCCCCAAGTAGAAACGAAGCGTCACTGATAGTAATTCCTGAGTTTACATAGGTGTACAACCCTCTGTTATCAGGCACTACTTCAGCCCTAAAGTAACCTGAGGTATCGTATAGAATCTCAAAGTTCTTAAGTTTTACCCGGTAGTGAACTACAGCTACCTTCTGTTCATCCTTAAAGATAACTGGAGAGAAGGTATAGCGAAGTGAATATGGCTTACCTACATAACAAGAGCCAGCTGAGAAGTCTCCAGCTACTCTTAACGTATTAGCGGTAGGAGCGGTAGGTACTTTCACTACTGCTTTCTGCCCTGTGAAGGCATCTCCTAGCGCAATCCTATAGGTTGAATCTACAGGATAAGGAGTAGACCATGTAGTGAAGCCCGTACCAACATCATAGGAACCTGTTAAGGATACCTTTTGGTCTAGTAACACACGGATACCTAAGGAACCATCAGTTAACTCTTGTAAGTCCATAGCTTCTAGGTAAGTACCATCACTACGTTTGGTTACCAAGTGCATAGTTGTATTAATGAACTCAGCATCTAGGATTACATCTCCACTAGCTAGTGTGAACTTACTCCATGAAGACTGTACTTTCTCATCAGGGGAAGCCCAATAGTATTTATACACATACAGAGCATTACGTTCATCTTTAGATAAAGCTACCACTACGTTCTCTAGGTTACTTGAGGCTAACTTATAGAGATTCTTAGGGATATACCTAGGCACATGAGCTGTAACATCGGAAGCATCATTAGTGTAAGTGAGAGGCTGTACAAGGTACTCTTTGATACCTGAGTAATTACCTTTAGTTACCCCGAAGAAGATACTTGTACCTGAGCTAGTAGGTTTAGCTTTAGGTTCGATATTGAACTCAGTAGTTACGTTAATCACAGCTGTCTTAGGAGTCAGAGAATCCTTAGCTGTTAACTGGAACTGAGCTTGGTCAGCGAATAGCATCAGAGAAGTATTGAAAGCTAAGGCGTGTCTTAACACAGCTACCTTAGTATGACTCACAGCAACATCTACCGGGTCAGTATCTACTAGAACTGTCACTGTCTCAGGGAAGAAGTTGAAGAAGGCTCCGGCTCTACTAAAGATTACATTCTCATCAGCAATGAAACCTAATCTATTCCTATGAAAGAATACATCTGCTATCTGTTTACCTACAAAGGAAGGGAAGGAAGCTGAGGTGTCATCCCCTACTAACCTATCAATCCAAGGAGTCTTAGAACAAGTGAATGAACCGCCCCCATTGTTAACTAAACGGAAAGGCATAGTAGCTGCATTGAGTCTATTCAATAAGCCCGGCTTAAGTGTCTCTCTCCAAGTGTTTGAACCATCCCACTTAACATAGTAACTATCAAAAGAGTTAGTGCCTGTACCTACAATTTCCCATACATCACCCACAGTATTACCTGTAGTAGGAAGGTCAATGAATTGTTGGTAACCACCCTTGAATGCACCACCACCTGTAGTGGAATCCTTAGTAACCGTAACAGTCTTATTAACGATAAACGTATAGTCAGCTACAGTTACACAAGCAAAGCTGTCTACAGGGTTAGCAGCACTTAGGTAGCCCTTACCATCAGGGAAAGAAACTGACTGCTCTACACCTGAAATGTTATATACCTTTAAGTCACCGTTAGTTATCACTACTTTATACTGCTCAGTAGTATCTCTATTAATCGTATGTACGAAACTATCAGTCAACACAGCAGTACTTAATTTAGCTATGTGATTAGTATTAGGTCTCTTAGACAATCCGAAGACGACTGAAGATAACCCATTGATTTGCTCTGAAGCCTGTGAAGGCAATCTTAATGATGGTGGTTGTTGACTAACCCCATTGTAGAGGTTAGGTATTGACCTATTTACGAAGCCCATATCTATCCCCTAGATTTAAGTTTTAATTGGAGTTTGTCGTAACTATCCTGAGTAATCATCCGACCATCAGGTAGTTTTACTGTAGCGTTGCTAGGAGGTCTGTTTGATTCCCCTCTAGGCATCGGAGGAGCATCAGGGGTTATTGGTATCTCTAACCCTCTAGTAGCTTCCTTATAACGAATCTGTTGTTGGGCGTTCATTGCATCACCCTTACCAATCAAATTAGTACACATCAGACTTAACGTGAAATAATGTTAAATACATCAAAGTTATCTGCAAGGTTATAATCCCGTACAGAGGCTTCGTAATCTTCAAGTTCAGCTTTAGCAGTAGATTCTTCAACAGCTGTATATTTCTCAATAGCATCATCACCTTGAATCCTTCGTTGGAACTTACGTGCAGCACTAATAGCAATGTATTGTCGTGCAGATTGTGGGAGGTCTTCCCAAGGTAAGAAGAACACAATGTCAACCTTGAGAGACTTATCGAATATATATGTGTGGTTCTTACGGTCATACATACGAGTACCTCGCTGTACTACATCATAAGAATTGTCTACGTCACTTACGTCTAACTTAAGTGCATTGCTAGGTACTACTAGCTCATAGCCTACATTCAGTGGTAACGGATACAGCTCCTCATAATTGAAGTGCCACCCTACTGTTTGTACTTCTCTACTTTGGTCATAGAGGAATTGAATAGCCATTGATACGTGAAGGTCACCTGAGGCAACTAGAGTTGAAACTGGAGATTCACCTACTGTTGCAAGCATAAGGTTTACAGCCTCAAGTTCACTCAAAGGCTGGTATGTGTTTGAAGCCATAAATTAATCCTTAGTTATAAAAAAAAGCCAACCGAAGGATTACCCTAAGATTGGCTTTGTTTACTACGTTATGTTGTTGCTGTTAGATATCGGATTGCTGACTTTAAGATTTCCTCGGAGTCTTTAGCGTGTCCTAGTAGATTATTACAAGTAGGACAAAGTAATCCCCTTACCTTACCTGTTAAATGGCAATGGTCTATTACGAGAGGGTTGTACTTAAAAGTTTTATGAGGGATTTCATCAGCATGGATACCACAGATAGCACAGGAGTTTTCTTGAGAATCTCTAAGTTCCTCAATGTCCCCTACGGTAACTCCATAGCGTCTAGCAGCTATCTCACTGCATCTACAAGCTTCACATTGGGTACGGTGTTTTAAGGAATCCTTCCGAAACTGAAAGGCATCCAAAGGTTTTTCCTTAAAACAAGTCCTACAAGTTTTACTGTTAAGCAGTTTTGATTTCCACAGCACATTCACCACGTAAGATACCGTGACCTACTGCGTATTTAGATACAATCAAAGTACCTTGACGACGCATGTCATACTCTGACTCAGTAGCTAAGTCCATTAACTTAACTGTACCAATAGCTGCTTTGGTCATTACCAGACCTACAGTAGTGGAGAAGTTACCTTGGTAAGCTGTTACACCTGTAACTACGTTAGTGTTTGGTAGAGCGTTGGTTTTAACAACCTCGATACCAGCTACCTTCAGAATCGTACCGTCTGAAATTGCACCAGCACCACCGTACCACTGATTAATCAGGGTAGTGTTCTGAGCTAACAAGTAGTACTGAGCCGGGCGTAAGAATACACTACGTTCACCACGTACATTCTTCTCATCCAGTGTCTGTGCAGCTGTGAACAAGCTTGCAGCCAATACAGCTGAATCCGTACCAGCAGTAGCAGCTGTGATAGCTGAGCCGCCATTACCACCTGTTACAGTAGCTGTCGCACGTGCAGCCAATACGCCTACCTGTGCCAAGTTCTTATCCATTGTTTCTGCTAGAACCGCACCTGTTTCATCAGAGTAAACTGAGCGTACATCGTAGTGATTCTTAGCTTCATCAATGTTAGCGATAAAGGCTTGAGCTACTAACAGGTCATCAATA